AATTTTTGTTCAGTCCATGTTTACGGCTGAATTCCGCAATGCTTATTCCTCTGCGATCCAGATCAGCCCGGGCTTGCTCGGGCGTAACAGTGGCGGGCATAGTGTTCACTCTGTTCGTTTGTGGTTGTTTGCGTTTGTCTGTGGTGATTCTTGGTCAAAAAATTGATCAAGTCAATGATGGTGAATAAAAAAATGCTCATAGCGGATCAAGTAGGTGAACGCCTGAGGGAAGAGCGCGAGCGCTTAGGATTAAATCAAACAGAGTTTGGAGTACTTCTTGGGGTGAGTCGGGGGACTCAAAAAAACTATGAGCTGGGGGCGAATTCGCTCGACCTTCGCTATGTGTCGGCACTTGAAGAGTGCGGCGTAGATGCGGCGTTTGTGCTGACTGGCCGGCGTTCCACGCCACTTGGACAGCTGTTTACTCCGGAGGAAGAGAAGTTGATCAAGCAATACAGAAGCATCAAACCGTTCGACCAAGAGGCGATTCGTCGTTTCCTGCAAGCCATGGCCGACGACGCCGCCCGTGACCGGAATTAACTTGTAACAAAGCATGTGCGGCATTCGTCGCCCCCTCGTCCTAAAGCCAGTTCGCGCCCCGATATCGTCGATTCAGCAATGCACTTTATGGAGTAGTAAGCATGTTGGATCGCACGAAAACTGAGCGCGTTAGCGTTGAAACACCTGATTTCGAATGGCCAGATCTGTCCAAAATTGAACGTCGCCTAATCCGCCTGTACCGTCTGTTGAATGAGCAGGAGCAACTTCAACTCCGGCGGATGTCCCAAGTACTCGCGACCAATCCCAAAGAACCCGTGAGCAGCTGAAATTTCCGATCGCTGATAGCCCATTCCATGTAACCGATCGCCGGCGCGTTTGAGTCGGCGGTTTGCGCTTCACGCCACCGCCTGTGAACCCAGCTGCTCAAACAGCTCCCGCTGTTTCGCCCTGGGCATATCCCTCAAACGGTCGAACAACATCCTTTCGAATGACTGAGCCGAAGGGCTCAGCGTGTGTGAAAACGTCAGATTCGCAACCCATGTGTGCCCGCACTTTGCATCCAGGCACTGGCAGTACAACTTCGCAAAATCCATCGATAGCTCGTCTCGCGAAGCAATCCGGCCTTTGTGTCCGCACTTACATGTAACTCGCATTGTGTCCCTCCCCAGGGCAGCCAATCGCCACTATATTGCCACATTATGTAGTGGCAATCTCTTAGCTAGGCACTAGATGCAGTGGAATCCACTGTCTCTTTATGTTCCTTCCAGGTGAATCGTCTGTCTTCCCGCAGCGTGTCGTTGAGCTGATTGAACAGCTGGCAGATCGGCCGGATCTCGTTGCTGGTGTACACGCGATCGATCTTTTCGATATCGCCAAAGCCCGCGCTGTTTTCCGGGATGATGCCGGCCAGCGCGGGGTTCATTCGCCAGGCGGCGATCACGTCGTTGCGGGTGATGTTCTTGACCTTTTCCAGCTCGTCCTTGGCCTGAAAGTCCCCCACCGGGATGATCTGAATTGCTTTCTCGGCGCCGCCTGGAATGTTCACGAACATCGATCGGAAGTTGCCCACGCCCTTGCTCGCGCTGATCTGATCGCGCAGGGACTCTTCGTCCTCCTCGGTCAGGTTCGGATCGTTGGTGTAGAAGATGTAACCGGCGTGCGCGCCGTTGCTGTAGTAGCGGCGCCGAAAGAGGGTAGCGGCCTCGTTGAGCAACAGCGCCTGCATGCCTCCCAGGTAGTCGGGTACGCCGTAAATGTTCTGTTCCACGTCGTAGTTCATGACGTGCTCGACTTCATTCTCTTCGAATTCCACCTCTTTGCCGTCCGGCAGCAGCATCACAAACCCGCCACCAACCCTGACCCGCATGTTGATCGTCGGTAGATGATCCATCTGCAGCACCTGGCCGAAGGCATTGCGGTTGCGCAGAAAGTACGCCTCGCCGAACACCATGAAATCCAACCCGGCGCGGCTCATGGTCTGAACTGAACAACCTTCCGAAGCAATGAACTCACGCAGCAACAGGTTGCGCTTGAACCCCGGAATGGCGCCGTGGTGCGCGTTGGCGCGCAGCAGCTTGGCCAGGCCTTGGCGTGACACGGGCGGCGTGTAGGTCTTTCCGTCGTGGGTGGCGAACACGCCCAGGTAATGCCCGATGTTCTCGGTCAGGACCTGTTCCGGTGCACCGAATGAGAATGCCCGCATCGGACCTGGTGCTGGTTTTTGCGGCTGGTTTTTTGCTGGTTTGCCCATGGGTACTTGGTCCGCTGAGTGTGTAGCGGCTGCGCCGCTGTTTGTTGGTGTTGAGGGGTTCGTGGGCCAGGGCATGCATGATTGCCCAGGCGATATCCGCATGACCGGAGGCGTCGGTGCGCGATGCGCTGTAGGTGACCTGGCCGCCGCCGGTGGTGCCACGCTTGATCGTCAGGAACGCCTGAGCGATATCGTTCCAGCCGGCGTCCCACTCGATCCGGCTGCCCTGAATCGTGTCCTGCGCCTTGAGCACCAGGGTGTTTTTGGTTTCGAGGCTGTAGTGGATTGAGGTCGCACGCGGGTAGAAGTCGCGCACCAGGTCGAACACGCCGTAGCCGATGCCGGTGGTGTCGATGCCGATGTGCTGCACGTTGAAGCGCTCGGTGAGTTTCTTGACTTGCTCGGCTTGGTACTTGAACGACTGCCCACGCCAGCTGTGCTTCTCCAGGATCCGGAACTTGCCGCCGTCCTCGAGCGGCGGGGCGATGACCACGCAGCTGGCGTCGTCGCGAGTGCGGCTCGGGTCGTAGCCAATCCACACGGGGCTGTTGCCGAATGGGCGCGGATCGTCGGGGTCGTAGTCGGTCCACAACGACAGGTCGGAATAACAGCGCTCCAGGTCGACCAGGGAAAAGGCGCTCTGTGTGCTGTCGATGAATTTGCACATGAACAACTGCTGAAATTTGTCCTCGTCGTACTCCAGCTGCAGCTGCTCGAGGTCGAACAGATCGCAGCCGCCGGCAATGGCGTCGAGGATAGTAATGACCTTGCGCCATTGCCCGTCCGGACACAGCGTGCCAGCCGCGGCTTGTGCTTCGCTCGGCCACGGATCCTTGGCGTTTTTGCGTTTGCTGTTGCGGAATTTCTCGCCGGTCCAGAACGGATAGGCTTGGTGCGACACCGCGCTGGGCGTGGAGAAGTAAGTCTTCCGCCACTTCTTGTGGGTGGCCATGGCACTGGCAACGGTGTTCAGCTTCTCGAAGTCGCGGATCCAGAAGTACTCGTCGACGTAGACGTGGCCATGGTGACCCTGGGCGGTGCTGCTGTTGGTGCTGAGGAAACGCAGCTCGGCCCATGGCTTGCCGTCTTTGCTCAGCACGATCGGGTTGCCGGTCAGCTCCAGGCCAAACCACTCCTGGGCAAACGAGATGATGTAGCTGCGGAAAATCTCGGACTGGGCGCGGCTGGCCGACAGGAAAATCTGATTGTCACCGGTCAGTACCGCGTCCATGAACGCTTCGCCGGCGAAGTAGTACGTCAGACCGACCTGACGGCTTTTCAGGATGTTGCGGATCCGCGCCGTCAGCGGGTTCTGTTTGGCGGCGAACAGTTCTTTCTGGTAGCCGTACATTTTGCTGATGAACTTGTCGAGAAAGTCCACTTCCGTCAGCTCGCCGACTTCGTTTTTGGCTTTCTTCTCGCGCTTCTTCCCGCCCTTGTCGCCGCGATCGCCTCGGTCCCGACGCTCGCTGCGCTGTCCTTCTCGGCGCTGGCCATCGTCCGCCGGCGGATCGCCGATCGGCGCCGGTGCCGGTTTCGAGGATTGCTTCAACAGCCGTTCGCGAACCGTGGTCAATCGGTCGAGCTCATCTAGGTCGGCCTTGGTCAGTGACGTGGCTTTGTCCAGGAGGAGGGTGATTCGCCGGCCGACGGCCGTTAGCGGTTCTTCATCCGACAGCATGTCGTCCCACTCACCCTGGCGGATCCAGTAGTAAATGATTCGGATGTTGGGCAGGGACAATTGCGCCTGGATTTCACGCGGCTTGCAGCGGCGTAAATAGAGGCGTTTGGCGGCTTCTTTAAGTTCGGGGGCGTATGGCATGGCCGCAGTCTATGCGGCGAAAACGCTGGAAACGCGGAGTTAAAATCCGCGTTCCACCTAGATCGTCGAAATAGGACCAACGCAAAAGTGAACCGTTTGTTTGCTGGTCCACCGGTGCATATCGTGGCGGCTCAAATCACCGATTGAGCGCAGTTATCGCCCATGCCCCGTTCCCTTGTTTCGTTCTGGAAACGTGTCGCCACCA